CCAGATTATATACCTGGTCATTTATACTCTGAAGGACGGTACTCCCGGTATCTGGGTAAGTTGGGGTTTAAGAACGAGCCGGCGGGGAAAGTTCGGGTTTTTGCGATGGTAGATGTCTGGACTCAGTGGCTCTTTTACCCCTTGCATCGTCTGCTTCAGGACGTCCTTCGTCGTTTGGACGAGGACGCTACCTTTGATCAGATTGGTGCCTTGGAGCGAAAATTACCGTTGATGGCGAAGTATCGGAAGGCGAAAGCTTTCTCTTACGACCTGTCCGCGGCAACAGATCGATTACCTGTTTTATTACAGGTGTATATCTTAGCTCCTATTATGGGTTATAAGGCCGCTGCAGCCTGGGCGAATATCCTGGTTACTCGTAAATATCAGGTCCCTTCTAGGGCCCGTGAGATTTATGGTATTAAGGAGACCTCGGTTGCCTACGCTGTAGGCCAACCGATGGGTGCTCTATCGTCCTGAACTATGCTTGCTATATCGCATCATATTATTGTCCAATGGGCTGCATACGTTTGTGGTGCTTCGCAATTAGGTAAATGGTATTTTAAGGATTATGTGGTATTGGGGGATGACATTGTCATCTTTGACCCGAAGGTCGCCCATAGTTATTATTATATAATGACTAAAATCCTTGGAGTTGAGATAGGTTTAGCGAAATCCTTGGTTTCCAAGAATTCTTGGACCTTGGAATTTGCTAAGAAATTCTTTGTTGATGGGAAACGGGCTTTTTATGTCCCTTTTAGGGATATAATAGTTACGACCTTGTCAACAAGTGTGATGAGTGAGTTTATGCGAAAGCATGATTACTCATTCAGTTCTTATCTGAAACTTCGGGGAAGCGGGTTTAAGGCCAGGTCAAAAGTTTTGGCTAATGTCTGATCCATGCCCCATCGCCTTAGAATGTATTTTGTGTTAGATCGATCTAGGTATCTAGATTGGTTGTCTTGGATCTCAATGCGCAGTTATAATTCTGCCTACCGTATCGATTCAGAAGGGGCAATTGGATTAATCCATGAGCTTCTTCGTGTTCGTGCGGGTAGGTTAACTGTGCTGATGAGAAGACTTGATGATCAACGATACCGTGATTCTGCTCTTTCAGCTCACCATCCTTTCTTTATCCAGCTCCGTAACTCCGATGTGAATCGTTTTATTCACACCACTTTGTACCCGATGGGATTAAATTCTCAACAGGTATTACCTGGGTTGGGCTTTGAATTAGAGTCTTTCTTTGGTAGTGGTGTTCATACGTTGGAGGGATTGTCAGTAGTTCAACTATTGCAATTTGCAGAGTTTCTACGGGAAGGGAATATGGTGTATGAGGAGCGATCAACTCAAATATGTTCTTTAGGGTGATTTGCCCCAGTAGCTAGTGTAAATCAGTTTACTGATTTACAGTTAGCATACCGAGACTGGGTGCGATGAAATTCCTTTTTTGTATCATCTGAGCGGAGGTTGCTTGAGAAAAAGTTACCAGGAGCGTGAGGACCTTTTCAGAAAGTCACGTTTGATGCGTGGTTCCCGAGAGGGAGCTACTCGTTCTTTCCTTGAAGAGTTATGTTGGCATGATCCTTTGGGATCTATGCTCTCTTAACTTTGTTGGATTTAGAGTTTGTCGGCCCAGATTTAAGACCCTATGCGACCTTAGGTGGTTCGCATGGTCCGTCTCTTATCTGGTATCTCCTTGGTGCTGTCTGGGTGTATGCGCTACTTTTCATGTTGTGGATGTTTATTCCTGACCCATGCGTTATGCATGCAGTCAGTTTAGACCTCGATGTTATTCAGGAACCTAATCCCGAATATTTCGTTCCACTGATGAAGGATGCAAGTACTGCTGTGAAGTTCGGCTTTACAGAAACAGGCAGTTACCGGGATTTTCCGTCTCTTTGTTCAGCTTGCGATTTGTGTATGGATTGATGCAGTTACCCTTCGGGGTTCTGCCCTTTTCATACTCTCGCTTAGAAAAAGATAAGATATGACTTTCCATATTGTCTGGTGTCCCGTAAGGGATTACTCAGGCGAATAGTTTCGAG